AAAGAGTTAGATATGACTAAGAATGTCGTTGATAATTTATTGATGGGAGTGAGTTAAATGGCTTTATATATAGCAAGTAGAATAATAGACAAAGCAAATGGAGGAGATGGATTAGAGTATAAATTAATAGTTCCAAAGTGGATGAAATACAAAGATGAAATAGACAAAATTTTAATAAGTGAAGGTAGAGGAGATTTAATAGTTTCATTAGAAGCTTAAGAATCTCTTTTTTAATATAAATCTTTAGTTTTATAAGGAGTTAATATGAATAATGAAGTAGCAGAGCACATGCTAAAGGATCATGATAAACGTATTAATAATCATGATGAAAGACTTGATAGATTAGAGCAAAATGATGTGAAAAGAGACATACAAATAGAAAACTTATGTAAGAGTATAGAAGGACTTATAAATACATTAAAATGGGGCTTTGGCTTTATTTGTAGTGGGGTTATAGGTTTCTTTTTTTATGCTATACAAAATCATTTATTTAAATAAAAGGAGATGGTACAAATGAAAAACAGAGTAAAAAATCCATATTTTTGGTTAGGGTTAGGGGGTGTTATATTTAGTGCCGCTGGAGTTGATTTTAAAACTTTAACAAGTTGGAATCTTTTAGGTAATGCTTTATTAGATATATTAGCTAATCCAGTTGCAGTTGTTGCAGTTGCAGCAGCAGTTATAGGTGTAGTTGTAGATCCATCTACAAAAGGGTTAAAAGATAATAAATAAGAAAGTAAAAATATAAGTTAATAAAAAGGCAATAGAATTATAGACTCATTGAAGTCTTTTTTTATTGTCTTTTTAAATATAAAAATATAAATTTTAGGAGGATTTTATTATGAAAACAAATATGATAGATGCAGGACATGGTGGATATGATTCAGGAGCCCCAGGAGTATATGGATGCTTAGAAAAAAATATAGTTTTAGAGATAGCAAATAGAGTTAACGATTATTTAAAAACACAAGATATAAAAAATATAAATACTAGAACTACAGATGTATTTGTAACTTTAAATGATAGAAGTAATGAAGCTAATAGATTAGGTGTAAATTCATTTGTATCTATACATTGTAATAGTTCCGATAATCCAAATGCTCAAGGGCTAGAAACTTATTGCTATAAATTTAAATATAGAGCTTTAGCTGATGCCATACATTCTGAATTAATTAATGATGGACTTTATACTAAAAATAGAGGTGTAAAAGAGGGGGACTTACATGTTATAAGAGAAACTAATATGGATGCTTGTTTAGTTGAATTAGGCTTTATAACTAATGAGGAAGATTATAATTTAATAATGAATAATAAAGATAGATTTGCTAAAGCAATTGCAAAAGGAATATGTAAATTTAATGGAGTCGCTTGGAAAGAATCTAGTTCTATTTCAAATGTTTCTAATTCTGAAAAGGTGTATAAAATAGTAACTGGTGGTTTAGGATCTAGAGAAGTTGTAGAGAGAAAAGCAGCTGATATAAGAGATTTATTTAATTGGTATATAGAAGTTAAAGAAAATGGAAACCCTAATGACTTTAGATTAGAAACAGGTGGCTTTACAGGAATATCTAAAGTTGAAAAGAAAATGAATGCTTTACAGGAGTTAACTGGATGGTGGATGGTTTATCAAGAAGAGTAAATAATATGATATAATATATGTATTAAGGAATTCATTCAATAAACTAACTGTAGTTTTAAAATTCAGTAGTTTCTAGACCTATTAACTAGAATGTAAAAGGAGTACCAATGCCAACTGGTACTCCTTTTTTTATTGCTTAATTTATTCTTTTTTTTCTCCATATTCTCTAACCATTGCACTTTCTTTTACAACCCAGTCCCTACCAAATTTTTTACAATCTTCATTATTTATTAGTTTTCCAGCTTCAACTGCTTTTCTCAGTGTGGAGTCTTTCAATCCCCATAATTTAGTTGCTTCTGAAAATGAATATAATCCTTTAAAGCTACACATTTTTATCACCACCCTAGTAAATTTTTGAAAACAAATATTAATATTATTATTGTAACTATATTAATTGCGATAATTAATTTTTTTATTTTATTTTCCATTTTAATTTTATAAAAAATGAATTATAATATTTTTAAGAAAAAGAAGAAAAACTTTGTAGTTAAGAGGATTTTAGGGAATCCTCTTAACCTAATAACATTATTTGCAAGTGCTTATTAATGTTATTATACTAGCTATCAATGAAATGATTGATGTTACTAAGCTTATTTTTGTTTCTAATGAAACTTTTTGTTTTTTCTTCTTTTTCTTATTTTTTTTACTCATTTTTTATTTCCTCCTTTCTATATTTATATTATATCACGCATGCGTGATACGGTCAATACTTTTCATAAACTTTTTCTTATTTTTTCCAAAAAAAATATACTCCTTGGGAGCATATTTTTACACATGTAAAATTATTAATAATTTTTAAAAATCTGTTGATAAGTTATGTAATTTATGATGATACTTTTAGGTATTGTCAAATGACTGATATAAATTATATATAATGCTTAAAACCATTAAAAATAAAGACTTTTGTAAGCATAGGCATGAAACACATAGTTTTATGTTTAAAAAAATTATTTAAACAGTAAGAGATAGTCATATGTCATACTTTTAAAGTTATGATAATATACACAAATAATAAAAACACCTAGTTTAAAAACTAAGTGTTTTAATATTAAGATTAGGTATTACATAAATTTATAAAATAAATAATCCTATTTTGTATAATTAAACCTACGTTTATTAATGTTACCAGTAGCAATTATATTTTAGAGTTTGAGCAGAAGTATTTTTATATTTTTTATTAAATCTTTTAATTTGATAAATATATTAATTACAATCTTCAAGTAAAGAACTTCTTAAAAAGTAAAGAACTTTTGAGTAATAAGAAATTTGTTCATCAAATCCACTTATTAAGTTAGGCTCTGTATTGTTATTATCAAAAGATGCTATATCATATGCAGCTTTTCTAAGTGCTATAATATTTGATATAGCTAGACATAAAACTTCTTTTTGAGAATAATTCCTGGAAGATGAGATAGGAGGTATTTTTGAATTTTTTATAGCATCAGAAAGACTTCCTTTAGGAAATTCCTCTTGAAATCTTAATTGTTCAGCAGTCATGTCAATATAATTATTTAAAGCATTATAAACTTGACCCAAATACTCATGTATAGATATAAAATTAGAATCTTTTATATTCCAATGTAAAATTTGAATATTTCTCTGGGCAACAGTTAAATCCCATAATAGCATATTTATCATAGAGTATAAATCTTTGTTCATAGTCGATATCTCTCCTTTCCTTTAAAATAAAATATGTTAATTAATATAAAAATGTTACAAATATATAATTTAGGGTATTTTTTTAGTAAATTAAGTAATATTTTATAATATTGTTTTTAATTTAATATTGATTAGATGTTAATTGTTATGTTAAAACAAAAGTAAGATAGTATTATAAATAGCTATCTTACTTTTGTTTTATATAAATTAAAAAATATTAAAAAAAATACTTACTTTGAGAAGAAATAATGGATAAATTTATTATATAAAACTAAACAAATCAACTCTAAGATTAAAAAAGGTTTCCCCTAAGTAGATAAAAATACTATGTTGAAAGTTTGAGCGCGATTTGCAATAACATTCTTACTTAAGAAACTATTGATATTTTAAAATCTAGATTTGATTTATACATTTAATATTCAGGTTAAAAATAAGTGCACGATTTGGTGAATTATTATATAAATAATTTTAAGGTTAAAATATAACAAGTACTTCATTTATATTGCAATTCCATAATAAAGAATGTAAAATAATGGAATAAACTATAAATTTAGGGGAGAGTTAAAGAATGAGTATTAATGTATCAAATTTACTTGTAAATAGAGTTATAATACATAAAGTTAATGAAAGAGATATTGATAAGTCTATTGTTGATCCAGAATACAACGATCGAATATCAAGATTAAATGGTAAAGGATTAATGACATTTAGACAAAGAGTGATAAATGCCATAGGAAGAGGTTCTTGTAGTTTACAAATGGAAATATATAAACAAGATGATGGATCTACATTTAGTCTTATAAAAAAATCCATATCTAGCTCTGATGAAATATTTATAGAAAATTCAAAAGCAATTACATATAAATTAGCAGAGGCTCAAAATAGTAGAAGGTTACCTGCAGGTATAGTAGTTATATTTGATGGAACTATAGGTCCAAATAATAATTCTTGTTTAGGTATAATAAAGGCAGAACCTCAGGAAGGATTTAAATTAGAAGGACTTTCTTTAGATTTTATAGAAAACTTGATACTAACTAAAAGTCAAAAACTTTATAAAATTGGACTGTTTATCAAAAATAACGAAGATGATTATTCGGCATTGATTTATGATAGTAATTTAAGCAGAATTGACTCTGATGCGGCACATTATTTTTATGATAGTTTCTTAGGATGTAGGAAATGCGAAACAGATAAAGTTTTAAATAAAGAGTTTTATAGTGAAACTAGGCAATTTATTGATGACTTGCCTGAAGTTAGTGATGAAGAAAAACTTGATTATAATTATGGATTGTATATCTATATGAATACGGAAAGAAATGAAGTTATAAGTACAAGAGATTTTTCAGAGAGATATTTTAACAATGATTTAAGACTAAAATATTTAAATCATATGAAGGAAAAAGGTATACCTAACAGAAATATATCTAAAGATATATCGCTTATAGAATCTACACTTAAAAATAGAAAAATAAACTTTACTAATGATATACAACTAGTAGCCCCATCAAATAAATTTAAAGAAAATGTAGAAATAAAAAAAGAGAGTGATAAAACTATAGTAACTATAAATGGATCTATAGTTAAACAACTATAATTAGTATGGATCAAAACTCATTTATAGAAAAATATAAATCAGAGATTGAAATGTATCGAAATTGGGGAAACTACGTAGAAAAATTAATAAAAGATGATATAGTAGCTAACAATAAATTAGATATAGAAAAATTTTTTCAAATGCCGACGAATCCAAGAGTAAAAGAAATTGACTCAATAATAAATAAGGCTTTTATTAGAGTTGACAAAAAATATAAAAATCCATATGATGAAATAGAGGATAAAGTTGGAATTAGATTTGTAGTTTTATATAAAGATGATATAAAAATTATTGAAAATTCTATAGAATCTTTAGATATATGGAATATATCTAAAGATCAAGATTTTGAAGAACAGAGAGATAAAAATCCAGAACACTTCGGCTATGAATCTGTACATTATATTTTACGGAATAAAGAAGAAATAAATATAGATGGAATAAAAGTAAAAATTAATACTCCGTGTGAGATTCAGATAAGGACTTTATTACAACATGCATATTGCCAAGTTTCTCATCATACAATGTACAAAAAGAAATCTACAAGTAAAGCAAAGAGAACTTTATCTAGAAGTATGGCAATAATAGAGAGTGCAGATATATTTTTTAAGGAGGTGAAAGACGTGGTAAACGAGGAAGAAAAGACATATAAATATTTAATATATGATTTAACTGAGTACTACGAAAATCACCTTAATTTAAAATGTAATAAAGATCATAAGTTTAATGACTTAATAATAGATACATTCAAGGATTTTTTAATTGAAAATATCTATTTTGAAATAACAAAATTTTTTGATGAAAATAGGTTTATTATAGATATTATAAGAAACAACTATAATAATAGTTTTATATATAGGCAATCTACTGTTCTTTTGATTTATTTTTTAATAAATGAAGATGCTGATAGCGTAGAAAATTTATGGCCTATAACTTATAATGAATTAGAATGCTTATTCACAGATTTAGGTTATTCATTAAATTAATTATAAAAGCACACTATATTATTATAGTGTGCTTTACTATGATAAAGACTTTTTTATGCAATTAGCAGCCTTTGTAACTATAGGATCATATATTTTTTCTAGAGACTCTAACACAGAACCTGTTCCAAAACCTATAAAAAATGAAAATATTATAAAAATATCTACTATAGAATCAGATATTTTGGATAAATTATTTAAAATAGGTAATATACCTATTTTGATTGCTAAGAACATAATTATTGAAAAGATTATTGAAAATATGGGTCTATAAATAAAATACAAGATTGTACCATAATTAACAATATAATCTTCTTTACTTGAAATTTCACTATCAAATTTACCACCTAGTGACAATACATATAATTTTTTTATATATGCAACACAAGAACCGCAAATTGCTGAAGATATAGAACCTATGAATGCTAAATTATAAAGGTTTAGAGAATTGTCAGTAGAGTTTATAATGAATGAAGAAAAAATTTTAAATTGATCATATTTAAACTGGTTAATTAAAATTACAGAACAAGTTCCGAATATTCCTGTAAAAGCTAACAGTGTAAAATAAGTGTACAGCCCAATAAGACCTAAATTTGATATTTTACCATTTAAAGTACTGTTTTTAGACAAAAAAATCACCTCCAAAGATATTTTACCATATTTTTACTGTATTTAGGAATAGGTACTTTATAATATTAGCAATATAACTGCTATCATAAAACTGATTATTGAATATCAGTTCTAACATTTATATTACCATTTTGAGCATCATCTCCTATGGTTAGACCATTTTTTTTTATAATATACTCTAATGTCATTTCAGGAACTCCACCTTTTCTACCACCTAAAACCTCTTTACCTTTTAAATCTTCAAAAGAAAAATTTTCAGTATTTTCACGAGCAACTAAAAAGCTTCCATCTTTTTGAGTTAATTGCGCAAAATTTACTGCATAATTTGAATTCCCTTTATTATATACATAAATAGATGCTTCTGGGCCCATAAGTCCTATATCTGCTTCTCCAGAAAGAAGTGCAGCCATTGTTTTATCTGCTCCCTGAGTATTTATAAGGTCTAACTCAATGCCCTCTTCCTCAAAAAAACCTTGAGTTATAGCTGCATATTGTGGAGCATAAAATACTGAATGGGTTACCTCTGCAACAGTTAGCTTATTTAAATTTTTAGATTTAATACTTTGAGATTTAGGAGTACATCCAATGAGAAGTAAAGATAGGCTAGTAATTAAAGTTATTAATATTATTAATTTTTTTAGCAAAAAAATCACCCCTTAAAATTAAAGATAATGTATATTATTAAAAAATAAATTGATTGGTGATAAAACCATTTTAGATATTTGTAAAAATACTATAGTTGCCAGGAAAATGTTTGCTTTGTGTTGATTTTGGGTATAAAAAATATAAAATAAAATTTAATATAACTTTAGGGAGGGGAAATTATGAATTACAAATATCTTATATCCAATAAAAGGTCAGTAAGGAAATTTAAAAATCAAGAAATAAAAAAATCAGATTTCAGAATAATAGAAGAATATATAAATATGTCTAAAAAACTTGTACCAGAAATAAGGACTGAAATTAAAGTTTTTAATAAAGATAAATTGTATCCAAAACTTGATAAAATAGCAGGATACAATGGACATATGATAGAAGCACCAAACTATGTAATCATTTTATCTGATACAGATAAAGGATACATAGAAAATTCAGGATATATAGGAGAAAACTTAACTCTAAAGGCCATGGACTTAGGAATCGACTCATGTTGGGTTACCTTTAAAGAGAGTTCACTTATAAAAGAAAAGCTTGAAATTTTATCAGGTAAGGAAGTTACAGCAATTATTGCACTAGGTTATGGAGATACTGTAAAAACTAAATCAGCTACTGGTGATTCATCTAGATTAGGTGTAGAAAAGATAGTTTATCTAGATAAATGGGGAGAAAATGCAACCATAGAATTATTAGAAGAAAGAGGATTATTAGATGCATTTAGTTTTGCTAGAATGGCACCATCTACATTAAATAGACAACCTTGGAGATTTATAATTGATGGAGGTAAAGTGATTCTTGCAGTAAGAAAAGATGAATTTGCAAGTGAGTATGAAGGTAAAGTTGATGTAGGGATAGTTATGCTATACTTTTCATTAATAATTGATACAACTATGTTTGATTTAAAATGGATTTTAGAAAACGGTAATAGAAATTATGACGTACCAACAGATTATGAAATAATAGGATATTGTAATATATAAAAAATAACTGAGCTCAAGCCTGTTTATAACAAACTTGAACTCAGTTATTTTGTTTTTATATTAAATTTTATCTTTTACTTTTATAAATTTTTTCTGCTATATTTAAAACTTGATACATAATTAAAGCACAAAGGGCTAATACTATTACTCCCATCATTACTAAATCTAATTTGAAAACTTGGCCACCATAAACTATTAAGTACCCAAGACCATATCTAGATACTAAGAATTCACCTACTATTACGCCAACCCAAGCCATACCTATATTAATTTTAGTTAAATTTATTAAATTTCCTATGTTAGAAGGAAATATTAATTTTGTAAGAATTTGAATTTTTGATGCTCCAAAACTTTTAAGCATTTTGACTTTTTCCTCATCAACACTTATAAAATAATTATAGGCGGATAATATAGTAACAACAACAGATATAGTAATAGCTATAACTATTATTCCATTTACACCAGCTCCAGCCCAAACTATTAAAATTGGTGCTAATGCTGTTTTAGGAAGTGCATTTAGTACAACCAAAAATGGATCAAGTATTTTAGACAATCTTTCTGACCACCAAAGCATTATAGCTACTAATATTCCAAGAATTGTACCAACTGCTAATCCAACTATTGTCTCATAGCTAGATATTAATATATGCTTAAATAATTCTCCATTTTGAATATATTTTATAAAAAGATTGTAAATATCACTAGGTTTGCTAAATAGAAATACATCTATTATATTAAGTCTAGCAAGTAATTCCCAAAGAGCTATAAATCCAACCAATATAAATATTTGATAAAAAAAGATTAGATTCTTTTCTTTTTTTAGCGATTTTAAATATTGTTTATGACCTTGTGATACATTATTTTGTTTCACTAGAATCAATCTCCTTCCACAAGATATTAAAATAGTCTTTAAAATTTTCAGCACTTCTTGATATTATAGGAGTTCTAGTTTCTGATATTTTTAAATCTATATTATAGATACTTTTTATAGATGCAGGACGTTTGGATAAAACTGCGACCTTATCTGACATAGAAATAGCTTCAGATAAATGTATTAAAGTTCCTATTTACCTGAAGCTATAGTATTACTTGAATTGATACCTATTAGATTAACTTTTATTGTGTCTGTATCAGAGTCCCATGTCATATAATCTACTACTGTAGATAGTAACAGTCTCTTCTTATTAATATCAGAGTTATCAATTTCTTTATTGAATTTATTTAAATTATCTATAAGCATATTTATATTAATATCAACTTGCTTATTTTCCATAGACATAGTATTTAAAGATTCTAATTGTGATTTTAAATTAGATAAGTCATTATTTAAAGATTCTAATTTATTGATTATAAAAGTAGATGCAGAGCTTTCGGTAACCTTGGCTAATTGCATAACTAAATTATCAATGTATGTTTCTTTTTCTTTAATTTGATTATTTATTGAGTTTATCTCAGTTTTTATATTTTTACTATTCTTAGAATTTTCTAACTTGCTATCTTTATAACTTGACATTATAGATTTAATACTTTTATTTTTTAATTCATCTATAACTTTAGATTCTGCTTTATCAGATCTGATATTTCTACAATCACAAGCTGATACTCCTAAAGATTTCTTTGTTCCACATATGTAATAATAGATAGTGCCGCTTTTAGAGTTTTTATAAGTAATTCTCATATTAGAGCCACACTTAGAACATTTTAAAAGACCTGATAATAATGCTTTACTTCCAGTTCCAGCTCTAGGAGCTTTAGCCTTATTTGCATTAAGTAACCTTTGGGCTTCAATCCATTTATCCGAATCTATGACACCTTTATGTTTAGCAACAGCAGCTATAGGACTATCTGTATTTTTAGCATAAGTTAGGATACCATGTATATTGTCTGTATCTCCCATAACATCTATATTAGACTTTCTTAGATAATCAACTACACTTTTATCAGCTTTAACATATGCTGGATTTTTTAGGATTAAAGATAAGGCACTAGGATCAAGGTTACCTCCACGAGTTCCTTTAATTCCATTCTCATACATATATTTATAAAGCTTTGAAAGTGATCTAAGCTCTAAATATTTATCAAATATCAATTTAACAATTTCTATTGTGTCTTCATCAACTTTAAGTTTATACATTTTTCTTTGGTTCATATTTTCATCATAGTAGTTAATTTGAGTACTAATAAAACCATATGGAGGCATACCTCCTAGCCATCTTCCAGTTCTAGCTAACTCATACATATTATCTCTAACACGTTCAGCTATAGTTTCTCGCTCTAACTGAGCAAATACAGATGATATATACATCATAGCACGTCCCATAGGAGTACTAGTATCAAATTGTTCTTTAATTGATACGAAAGATATATTAAGCTTATTTAGATCTTCTATAAGAGTAGAGAAGTCAGAAACATTACGGGATATTCTATCTAATCTATAACATATTAAATAATCAAGCTTTTTATCTTTAGCATCTTTAAGCATTTCTTTAAACTTGGGTCTATCCATAGATTTACCAGAAAAACCTTCATCTTCGTATACTAAAAATTCATTAATCCCTAGGTTCTTAGCATAGTCCATGCAAAGTTGTATTTGGTTTTCTATAGATTCACCTTTTCCAGTAAATTTTGACTTTCTTGAATAAATTGCTGCAATCATAAGATTCCCCCTTCTTATATATAGTACAACAATATAGTAAACATATGGTAGGTTATTAATTAAAATTTAAGTGGGTAAACTTATAAGAAATAAACTCGTTAGGAACACCGAAGTATTTACTTAATTCATCAATTGTAATTAGATTATTTACCTCCATAATATCGATAAGCATATTATCATCTATCAATAACTCTGCTGTGAATTTATTTGCTTCATTTTCATATCTATCTGTAACTGAAAATGTATAGTGCTTTAAAAAGCAAACATTAAGATCTTTATGTAAAATTGCATGACCAAGCTCATGAGAAATAACACACTTAATCTCATGTTCATCTAAATTAGAATTTAAATGAATTATAGGAGTATTAAGTGTATTTTGAAAGAAGCCTTTAATATTGCCTAAAGGCTCATGAAGAATAGGGATGTTTAAGTAGTCACATAATTCAAATGGATTTCTTGTTTTAAACTTAGTTACTAAATTATTTACTGTATTTTTAATACTACTCAAATTTAACCCCCCTTATTTCTTAGACTTTTGCATAGTTTTAGCTAATTCAATTCCATTTCTAATTGCATTTCTTAAAAGAACAAGGTCATTATCATCAACTATTTGTCCGTTAAGCATAAGACCTTTTTGATCCAATATTTGAGACATAGTTTCTTCTAATAATTCTTCCACATCTTTTTCGTTTTCATTTATATTCACTGGCTTTTTATTACATATTTGTTTTGTATCCACTCTACCAATTAAGTAGTCAACGGAAACATCAAAGTATTCTGCTAAAGCAGACAAAATTTCGGGTGTAGGGGTCCTCTTACCTTGTTCATAAAATCCGTATGCACTGGTAGTTATATTAAGATAGTTTGCAATATCTTTTTGCATAACATTTTTCTCGTTTCTTAATAATTTTAATCTATTAGATAAATTACTCATAAAATCACTCCTTTAGTCTAATGATACAACAAATAGTTGTAAAAAATAAACAATAAATTAAAAATCCTCTTTACAAACAACAAATAGTTGTGTAATATATAATTATAAACAACAAAGTGTTGTGAGGAGGTTTTTAATATTGAATGATTTAAAAAAGCTTAGAAAGAAAATAAAAGTTACTCAAAAAGATGTAGCTAGAAATATAGGAATAACTACTAGTTATTATGGAATGATTGAAACAGGAGTTAGAGTTCCTAGTCTATCTACAGCTATTAAACTATCTAAATACTTTGGATTACCAGTGGAAAAAATTTTTAAAAATTAATACAACAAAATGTTGTATAAAAGGAGTGCGATAACTTTGGAAGTTTTAGATAAAAGAAAAGTTTTAGGAAAAAATATAACAACTTTTGGTGATTTAGAAACACCATTATTTTTAGCAAAGGATGTAGCCAATTGGATAGGACACTCTAATCATAGATCAATGTTAAATATGATTGATGAAGATGAAAAGATTAAAATTATAACCCCTGTAAACAATACTTACGGGGTACAAAATGAATTTACTTGGTTTTTAACAGAAGATGGACTTTATGAAGTTTTAATGCAAAGTCGAAAGCCTATAGCTAAGAAGCTAAAAAAGGAAATTAAGAAAATATTAAAACAGATACGACTTACTGGTGGATATATTCCAATATCCACCGAAGATGATGAAAAAGTAATCTTAGAAAAAGCAGTAAAGATATTAAATAAAACTCTAGAAAGCAAAGAGATCCTTTTAAAGCAAAAAGAAGAAGAATTAGAGGTTTTAAGATTGAGAAATTATATTAAAACAATTGTAATAGCAGAACAAAGAGAAGAGCTTGAAAAATCAAAAGTTACTGTAAAAGTAGATTTGGAAGTTAGTAAATTAAGATAAATTACATAGGATAATTTTCAAAATCCATTATTTTTATCAAAGAATGTAGCGAATTGGATAGAGTATGGATTCGATATTAAAGGAAATAGAGATGTAAGTGCTATGTTAAGAGTTGTAGATGATGAAGAAAAAGTTAAAAAAACTAACCCAATTAATAATAGGGTAAGTTGGTTTTAACAGAATATGGTTACTGTGAAAGTAGATTTGGAAGTTAGTAAATCAAGATAAATTGCATAGGACAATTTTTAATAAACATAAAATTTAGTGGGGGTGGTTACAATGGCACCAAGAAAAAGCAGAGAAATAAAAGTTGAGGTAGTTTACCCAGAAGATCCATATTGGATTGAGGAAATAGAAAGAAGAAAAGCTAAATGGATACTTGATAGACAAAGAGAAAAATATGGGGATGAAGCATTGAGTATAGCTTACCCAATATGGATAAGAACAAAGGAATTAGAAGAAACTGGTTTGAGTTATGAAGAAGCTAAAGAAATAGCAATTAAAGAATATAACGATAAACAAGGAGCTTAGGCTCTTTGGCAATGAAAATTTGTACAAGGAGTGAGTTAAATGAGTATAAAAATACTTCAAAGTTTTATGAAAAAATATAGTTATTTAGGACAAGAACTAGATAATAAATTTGATGAATTAAAAGCTTATAGCAAGCAAAAAGAGGACAAGCAACATTGTTAAACACAGTATTTCAAAACATTAATTTAATGAAAATAAAAAAAAGAGTCCAGAAGGACCCAATAAAAAATTCCAATTTAATTATATACGTAGATAGATATAACTACAAGTAAAACTTATAAATTAATAGATTTAAATAAAGTGGGGGTGAGTTTCTTGGAGTATAGCATACATGGATTTAGCCAAGAAAAAGCAATAGAACTTGAATTAGATGATAGAGATCTATTGATATTAAAATGGTTTGTAAAATTTAAAGATAGCGAAAGAATGATATCAAAGATCATTTCAGATGATAAGTACTATTGGATTAAGTATGATGGTTTAACAGAGGATATACCTATTACAAAGATGAAAAAAGATACAGTCTATAGAAGACTAAAGAAGATGTGCAAGATAGGAGTATTAAAACATAAAACAGTAAAAATAGGAGGGACATATTCTTATTATGCACTAGGTAGAAACTATAAATTATTAATAGATACTAACTATAGGACATCGGATTTAAATCCGAAGCTATCGGAAATAAATCCCGAGGGTACGGATATAAATCCTTACGGTACGGATTTAAATCCCGAACAAAATACCCTATTACCATATCCTAATACTATATCTATTGATAGAGTAACTAGTATAAATTTATCCACAGATTTGAATAGTATAAAAGGTATGTATAAATTATCTGATAGTGAACTAAAAAGTATAGTTTTAGCAGTAGATATATCTGTTGAAGATGGAACAATTAAATCACCAAAAGGCAGCGAGGGATATTGGAAGTATATACATAAAATATGCAAAGACACGTTAAGTTCAAAAAAAGGAAATTAGGAGTGATATAAACTATGGGAATAATAGAAGCAGCCAAGATTCTTAGAGACATAGCAAAGCAGATTGCCAAAGATAGAGGTATAACAGAACAAGAAGCATGGTTAGAAGCTTTAGAGGTATTCAAAAGAGAATATAGAGTTTGGTAAGTTTACATCTAAGATTAGGATAAAAAATGCCTAGTAGAGATAAGGTTGTAATTTATATAAGAAAAGCGAGAACTTATTGTTTCGCTTTTCCTATAATGTTTCTTAAAGTTGATGAAGAGTTATAACCTAAAGAAAAAGAAGCAATAGAATCTATTAATCTATCTGAATCATTCTTCTCTATATAAACTCTTATATTTATTATAGAAATTTTGTAATAGTTTAATATGGACTGCATAGCTAGAATAATATCATTATCTTCTTTAGAAAGCTTTGAAGTATGAATAGTTAAATTATTGATTAATGTTTCTATAAATCTAATGTCTTTATTGACTTTATCTGGATCAATGCTTTTTGTAGCAACAGATTTTACTAATAAATACATATAATTATCTATTATTTCTAACTCTTTAATATATTCGTTGCTAATGGGTGGAGGAGTTAGAGAATTAAATGCATAGGTTGTATTTATATTTATTGCAAATAGAATTAATACAATTGAAAATACAATGCTTAATTTTTTTATAAACATATATTCACCTCCTTTATACAACTATTATGTGTAGAGTAAAAATTATAAATTCAGGATATGTAATAAAAATTTATCTAAAATAAAAAATGGATTACTAAGAATATGTCATATTTTAAATAATAAGAAAGAAATTAGATTATTATTTATAGATTTAAATATAAAACAAAAAATTAAATAGGGGTGATTAGAGTGAAATATTCTAATTCTTGTGATTTTGATTTTACAGATAACTATCTTGCTTTATTAGCTTGCATATTAAATCCAAGTTTAAGTATAGGAAAAGCTATTAAACATATAGTACTTGATGATCCTAAAGATGATAAGGGAGGACATTATAGAAAGATTAAACCTAAACAGAATTATAATTATAAAGTTAAGGTAGTAGATGAAGTAGAAGAGAAAGAAATGGAGTTTGATGGATTAGATGATTGTTGTAAATTTCTAGATATGAGAAGGGCAGATATAACAACTTATATAAAGCACAATAGATTGTTTAGAAAGAGATTTAGGATACAAGCTTTAGAAACTATAAGAGAAGTTGAAAGAAAGCCGTTGATAGTTATAGATAAATTAAAAAATGAGACTATAGAGTTTGAGAGTGTTAATAAAGCATGTGACTATTTAAATGCTAGCAGAGGTAATTTAAATCAAGCAATAGAAGCTAAAAGGCTTTTTAGAAAGAGATATAAACTTGAGTATAAAATAATGGGTGATAAGAATGAGTAAATCAACAGAGTTAAAGTATGTTGAAATAGAACTTAGTATACCCAGTGTAAAAGAAACATTCTTTAAAGCAAGTGACTATAAAACATATCCAAATTATATGGCACTGGCACAATGTATATGTGGTAAAGAGATTAATGGAAAATTAAGGTTTCCAGAAAGTGCAGATAAAATAATGAGTGCTTGGGGGATCAGAGGTGGAAATAAGGATGAATAAATTTATAGATTAAAAGAAAGATAAGTTATAGGTGGTGGAAAATATTAAAAATCGAGACAAACTGTTTATATTAATTGCTATAGTTATAGCTATTACAATTTTAATTTGTTTTAAGCTATTTGCTAGTATAGGTATAAGTTGAGAATATTTTTTATTTAGAGTTAAAAAGGACTAGCGTTAACTAGTCCTTTTGGGAATTGGATATTGAGAGTTAAAATTTGAAAATAGTCTAAATAAACTGCATTTAAACTGTTAAAGGGTAAAATCTATTGATATCTTCAAATGTCAATTTTATTATTTGTCTATTTATTAAAAAATATTCAAAAACTCAGTAAATTTAAATATAAAATTTAAATTTATTATGAAAGTTTATATAAATTTTATTTTAATTAAGTAAAAATTAAGAATAAGGGTATATAATAATTAATCATATAGATATACAAGGGTTACCTTAGATGATAAATATATTTATATAGGTAGTTTTATTGATAGAAATTGTTAGAAATATGTTAGGAGTGATAGTATGAATGGCAAAAATAATAAAGGCATTGTAAGAAATATCGATTCACTAGGAAGAATCGTAATACCAAAGGAATTTAGAAGAATGTTAAATATAAATGAAAATGATCCAGTTGAAATATTATGTGAAAATGGAACTATTAAGCTTAAAAAACATAATAATTCGTGTATTTTATGTGGATCAAAAGAAAATTTAAAAAACATCAAAAATATTTTTATATGTGAAAAATGTTTAGAGGAAATGAAAGATATTATTGATTAAAAGAAAAACAGGAAGTGACTGCCTATGGATAAAAAAGAATTATTTAAAAAAGTAGAATTAAGATTGCATAATTATAAGTTTCTAGAAGCTCAAATAAATAATATAGAATTAGATATAAAGAAAGAGAAAATGAGATATAGAGGTTGTGGAGCTATAAATTATGGTGAAAGAACAAGTGAAACTTATAATATTTCTAGAATTGTTGAAAAAGAGGTTATAGATAAGGAGAAGAAAATAGATAAATTGATGCAAAGTAAATTAGAAAAAGAAATAGAGAAAGCGAAAATAGAAAACTCATTAAGTTGCTTAGATGTTAATGAAACTAATTTCTTTGAATTATTTTATAATAGCAAAAATAAAAATAATATGAAATATATAAGCCTTAAGCTACACATGGATCGCAGTCATTGCTACACAGTAAGAGAGCGATTAGTTTATAAAATTATGGGTATGTTGTATCCAAACTATGAAGAACTACCATTATTTAATGAAAACAATAGCAAAGCCAACACTTTGGCTACATTTTAGCGACAAAGTAAAGATTTTTTATACATTCAGAGGTGGTAATATAGTAGTATAGGAAATTTAAAATAACCCAATTGCTTATTTCCTAATAACCCCCTCTTTATATAATGGCTAGGGTATAAATTTACCCTAGCAACGTGAGGATATAGTTTAATGGTAAAATAGCTATTTATTTAGAAGATAAGAGGTTCGATTCCTTTTAACCCTCACCAATATAACTTTACGGCTCTTAAGAGCACTCTGTAGCGGTATGGAGTATAAACTAGTTACATTTATTAGCAATAACTTATTACGTTCAAAAAAGCCAGGACTTTCTCACCTGGCTTTTTTATTTTATTTATAGTATTTTGGGTAAATAAAATCTAGGGTGGTGAGATATGAACTATGTAGAACCTATTAGAAATTTAGATACATTAGAAAATATGTGTTCATATTTAAAAAAGACAAATGAAAGAGACTACCTTCTATTTATGATGGGTATATATACAGGTCTTAGAGTATCAGATATATTGAAGCTTAGAATATATGATGTAAAAGATAAAAGGCAAATAGTCTTAAGAGAAAAGAAAACAGGGAAACAAAAATTCATAGAGATAAACCCAATACTGAAAAGAGCAATTAAAGATTATGTAGAGGACAAGGATCCTGATGATTTTTTAATTAAATCACGTAAAAACTATAATAGACCTATCTCTAGAGAAAGGGCATATGTAATTTTAAAAGAGTTGGGAGAATTATTTGATGTTCCTTGTTTAGGAACTCATAGTATGAGAAAAACATGGGGATATCATTACTATAAACAAACTAAAGATATAGCATTACTCCAGAAGATATTTAACCATTCATCTCCAGCTGTAACCTTACATTATATAGGTATAGACCAAGACAGAATGAATAAAGCTTATACTAACTTTAGATATTTTTAACTTAATTTTATCTAGAATATAACATAAAAAGAGAATGTTATATTGGTTTATTTTATTTAGAAAAAATAACGATTGAAATCATTGAAAATACTAAGTCTACAGTGGGTATATAAGTTGATAAAATGTATATAACACACTATTAGATATGTTACGTTCATAAGGCATTTATAATCAATTTAAACATCTAATAAATTATAGAAAAATTTGTATATTACTAAAGCTTAAGGGAAATTATAATTACTAATTATGATTTTGGAGGTATAGTTGATGTTTAAACATGATAAAAAATTGTTAAGAGAAGTAAAAGTAGAAAGACCAAATCCTCAATATGCAGTTTTAATGCAAGAGCAATTAGGAGGAGGAAATGGAGAGTTAAAAGCAGCAATGCAATATTTATCTCAAAGCTTTAGAATAAAAGATAAAGAGATAAAAGATTTATTTCTAGATATAGCAGCGGAAGAACTTAGCCATATGGAAATGGTTGCTCAAACAATAAATTTATTAAATGGACATGATGTTGATTATAAAGCAGTTGATTCTGGAGAAATAGAAACTCATGTATTAAGTGGATTATCACCATTTTTAATAAACTCTTCAGGAGCACCTTGGACTGCTGATTATGTTACTGTAACAGGAGACTTAGTTGCAGATCTATTATCAAATATAGCATCAGAACAAAGAGCAAAAGTTGTATATGAATACTTATATAGACAAATTGACGATAAATATGTAAGAGAAACAATAGACTTCTTACTTAACAGAGAAGAAGCTCATAATGCTTTATTTAGAGATGCATTAAATAAGATTAAAGATACAGGTTCAAATAGAGATTTTGGAGTTACTGAAGACTCTAAACTATACTTTGACTTATCTAGTCCGGGACCTAACAATCATAATACAAAGATAGATATTAATCCGCCTTCTTTCAATGAACCAATAAAAAAATAGTAAACAAAAAAAAGAACTCTTTAAAAGGGTTCTTTTTTATTTAACTAAAGATTTATAATACTTATTTAATTCACTAAATATTACGAATTGGTAAAAATAGGTAGATTAAAACTTAAGGTAACCGTATTATATACTTTGGAGGTGTATTAAAATGAAGAAAATATCAGGTTTACTTTTGATTGTTGTTATGATTGTTTTACTAGTTGGATGTGGAGATAAGCACGAAGCCAAAAATGATAATAAAAACCCACCAAAAAGTAAATATGAAATAGATAACAAGGGGTCTATTTCAATGACAGACAAAGATTTTGAAAAATTCTATATTAGATCAAAAAAGGAAGCTTTAAAAACTATTGATACTTTAGATGAAAATGACTATTTAGAAGCAAATAAATCTGCAATGGTTATTTTCGAAAATAACGCAATGGCATTTTTATTGCATGCAATTGATAAGCCAGGTGTAAATGACAATACTGTTTTAGTAACATATGAATATGATAGTAAAGAAGATAAGTATGTAAAAGGACCTATTCAATATAATCACCATCTATATGAAGATATGTAAATAAAAAGTGTAAAAAGAAACTAAAATATAAAGTATTTAGATGAACTCTAGAAATAGGGTTCTTTTTTATTTTTAAAACTAGGAATAAGTTGGGTAGTAACATGAAATATATATTTATTAAACTGAAAACTTAATTAAAAGAGATGATAAATTTGTTAAAGAAGTTTTGTAGATGTGGGAAAATTATTCCCCAAGAAATTTCTATGTGCTCTGAATGTGAAGCTAAATTTAATAATAGACAACAGAAAGTATATAAGGATTATAGAAAGAGAAGAGTAGACTTTAAAGAACAGAAATTTTATTGTAGTAAAGAATGGAAGTTTACTAGAGATTCTGTAAGGCAAAGAGATGATGGTATATGTAAGTTATGTGATGATAACTTAAGTGATGTAGTACATCATATAGAGACTTTAAAAGATTGCTGGAGCAAGAGATTAAATATGAATAACCTTATATGTCTATGAGATAGGTGTCATAAGAAGGTACATAGAATGTACGAAAAAGGAGAAACATCTAAATTTAAGATGCAAAATGAACTAAAAGAATTGATAAAAGAAAATTATTAAATGGTAGGGGGGTAGTCAAAAAGTTTTTAGCTTTTGACGTAAGTCCACGGTTGCAGTTTTTTTCCGCGGAAACTCCCCACTGAAAAATTTGAACAGGGATAGGAGGGAAAATAAGGTGGCAGGCAAAAAACAACCAATTGAATTAGTAGTGGCAAATGGTAAGAAACACCTTACAAAAGCTGAGATTGAACAAAGAAAAAGTACAGAAGTAAAAGCAAATTCAGATAATGTAAAACCTCCTAGTCACTTAACAAAAGAAGAGAAAAAACAGTTTAAAAAAATATCAAAAGAACTAATAGATATAGGCATAATGGGTAATCCAGATTGCAACTCATTAGCTACATATATAAAAGCTTATAGTAGATATGTAAAGGTAGCTCTTAAATTAGACTTATTAGATCCACAGGAAGATTTTGAAGAATATAATAAACTATCAATAATTGAAGATAGACATATTAAACAATGTAGAAGCTTTGCTTCAGATATGGGGTTAACTATATCTAGCAGATGCAGATTAGTTATACCTAAACCAAGTACAGATGAAAAGAAAAACAAGTTTTCTAAGTTTGCAAAATAGGGGGTGATTTTATGTGAATTTAGATAGGGTTACTCAATATGCGGTAGATGTAGTAGAAGGAAAAATTATAGCTGGAAGACCTGCAATATTAGCATGTAAAAGACATTTAGATGACTTGGAGAAGTCTAAATTAAATGCATATAAGTATGAGTTTGATATAGAAAAGGCAAATGATATTTTAGATTTTGCAGAAACACTTACAATAGCAGAGGGTGAGGAAGAAATCCCTGTAAATTTAGAAGGATTTCAAGTATTCATATTAGGATGCCTAAATGGATGGGTTACAAAAGGTACTGGATATAGGAGATTTAGAACATCGTATGTTCAGTTAGGTAGACAAATGGTAAATCATTTTTAAATGGTATTTTAGGTACATATTATGGAGCTTTTAGTGGATATAAATATGGACAACTATATTGTACGGCTACTAAGTCAGATCAAGCTAAAATAGTATTAAATGAAATGATTAAGTTTATTAACTCTGATGAAGATTTATCAGAGTTTTTTAAGGTTAGGGAACATGATAATACAATAATAGCTTTAAATACTAATTCTATAATAAGAGCATTAGGAAGAGATACAAAATCAATAGATGGTTTTAGACCGTTGCTTGGTATAGTCGATGAATATCATGCCCATAAGAACAATCAAATGTATAAGTTGCTTGAGGGTGGTACAAGAAAAATGAAACAGTGTTTAATTTCAGTAATAACTACTGCTGGATTTGAATTAAACTGTCCTTGTTTTAAGCTGTATGAATACTGTAAAAACATTTTAGAAAATGTATTTACTAATGATGCTCAATTTGTGTATATAGCTGAAATGGATGAAGAAGATGATATTTTGAACTCTAAAAATTGGATAAAAGCTAATCCACTAGTATGTAAAGATGCAGAAGATCTTGAAAATTTAAAAAGAGTAGGAGATTCTGCAAGAGATATGGGTGGAGATGATTTAAGAGATTTTCTAACAAAGGCGTTAAATATATGGATTCAATTTACAGATGATCAATATATAAAGCCTAAGTTTTGGAAGGAATGTGAAAGTGAAAGAACTCTAGAAGATTTTAGGGGGCAAAAATGTTATGCAGGATTAGACTTAAGTTCCGGAGGAGACTTAACTTCAATAGCGTTGGTATTTGTATATTATGTTGATGGGGTTAAGAAGTATTATATTCATTCTCATAGTTTTATACCAAAAATGAAAGTAGAGGAACATATCAAAAGTGATGATGCACCATACGATTTATGGATTAAAAACAAATTATTGACAGTTACAGAATCCTTAGGAGGTATTAAAACTGACTATAAATATATAATTAAATATTTAAAGGACCTTATTGAAAAATACGATCTTAAAATTGAACAGTTAGGCTATGACCCACATAATGCAGATACATTTTTAAGTGATTTAGAAGAATTAGGATTCGATTGTATAGAAATTTATCAAACCCATAAATGGCTTAATGACCCTACTGAGGACTTTGAACTTGAAGTAAGAGCAAAAAATATTGAATATAACAAAGAAAATGAATTGCTTTCATGGTCAGCTTTAAATGCAAAAACAGTTTCTAATCCAAATGGAGAAATTAAGATAGATAAAGATAAGAGAAACAAAAGAATAGACCCAATTGATGCCATTATAGATGC